GCTGTTATCACTAGCGCTGCATAATGACTACGGCATTGATTCGGCCCCAGTGATAACAGCGGTTGCCAAATGGTCAAAGGAGCATCCTGTTACCGGTGATGACGCAGCACTTCCGCCATTTTTTCGCAGTAATTATGACTATGGCTCTGGAGAGGGGCTGCAGGGTGCTCTGGACGAATATAGAAAAAAAGCAAGTAAAAAATTAAAAAAAGCAGTCTATGCTGCATATGCGCATGATTCTGCCATTCCTACTGAAGCCTATTGCGGCAAAGAAGTAAATAGAAAATACTGGAAGCGCGCAGGCAACAGCCAAGCAGTTCGCGATTTTCTAAAGTACATAGAACAGGTGGAATGTTGAAAAAATTAGCAATAATAAGAACACCAGAGGGCATACATCGCTGTCCATTTGGTTTAAGCATTCCTGTGGCCTGCAAGAATGCAGGTAACTCTGTGCTGCGCATGGAAGCACTTGACAATGTAGACAAGTCTGAAGAGGGAATGCAAAAAGAGCACAATGTCGCAGTATATGCCCTATATGGCCAGGGCAGATGTGTTTTTGCAGACAAGATTGCAGATAGCGGAAAAGCAGTCCACTGTGATTTCGGCGAGCCGGGTGCAGGAATGAGGGATACCGCAATGGATCCTATACAGGTTTATCCGCGTATGTTTGGTGCAATGGGGATTCATGGTTATTATAGCTATCCGCTTGCTAGTTACTGGGACAATCCAGGCAATGCTAATTTATTCGATGGCATCTATGGCTATGCATCGGAAAATTCTGCAGAATTAATAATAAGCGCAGATTCTACGGAAAACACAGAAATAAATAGCCAAGATTCAAATCTTTTTATGAGCAAAGAGGACGACAATGAATGATCACCTGCTAAATGTTATTGATGACGATCTGCTTTTGGGAGAATCCGACGGAATGCAGGATAGTCCTAATGTACAGGTCGTGGCTTTACCCGGCTCCAATGTTTCTGTGCAGGATTTATCAGAGCCAGAGCGCGAGAGCGACTGGGAAAATGATGGGGATCACTCAAAATTCATGGAATATCTGCTAGACAAAATGCAGAAGATACCGCCACATCGCGGCACCACCACTGTTGGAATTGAGCGCGCGATAGCTTATCTTAAAAAGATTGATCGTGAAATTAGCCGAGCAATCCAGTCAGATGAAGCTAATGTTATAGATGAGACTGAAGCAGAAGCAATTCGTGATCAGATATTTGAATTTGTTGATCGCCTAGAAGAGGCCTTAGAAAAGGTTTCTTCCAAGAAAACACGTCGCAAAAAGCCACAGGTAAAATTGTCATCGAGCGTATTTACTCGCATAGGTCCAGAGGGAGACCCGCTTTATTATATACGTGCAGAAACAGACGGAGAAGAGAGTCTGCTACAGGTAGATCTCCAGGAGCCATCTGATCAGCAGGTTCGTGCGTATATGGAGTGGGAGGCAGGTAATATTAAAAAAGAAGCATCGTCTGCAAAGATTTTGCTAATGACGGATCCATTTTTGCACGAGGTAACAAATATCCTTATTCGTTCGCATGTAACATATGGCAGAAATATAGAGTCTGTTTATCGCGACCTGAATAAAAAATACGGTTTTACTCCACGCGACCATCTGGCTATTCATTCTTTGCTGCGTGAGAAGGGCTTGCTATTGGATCGCGATTTCGCCAGGATTGACGAGGAAATAGAAATTGGAAATCAGAGTGTAGGACTTAAATCTTATCCAGCTTGAGGAAATATGAGTATTTGGGACGATCTGTATAAAGATCTTATAAAGGTCGAGCTTAAGCAAGATGGCCTGGGCTCAGAGGCCCACGATTTAGCATTTAAGACAGTAGAGGCCAAGGTAGAGGAGCTACGTTCTAGAGTGTGCTTGGATACTGTTTCTGCGATGACAAAAGAAGCTGGATTGCAAAAACACGCATCTATGTCTGGCCCAGACGCCGATATTCAGCAAACCGCTATCGAGGCAAAGTCCTATATTGCTGGGTTGGTGGATCTGCGTCGCTCCAGCATAGGACTTAGAGCAATAATGGATGAAGTTAAGAGCAAATTCATTAACAAGTCGGAGATCATAAGAGATTTAGAGAAAGAGCTTGAAGAGTTTGCACAAAAGCAATTAGACAGATACAAGGTAGAACTTGCTGCTCCAGTACCAGTACTGAATAACAAGCCCGAGGGCGGGATGGCTCAAGAAGATAATAAAATTTTTGAGAATATTTCAGAGAAGCTCAAAAATTAACCTAAGTACAAAGGTTGCAATAAGTCCGGCTTTAGTGGCCGGATTTATATTTGCGGAGTAAGTATGGTAAGCCCAAAAAAAATTAAACCATTAACATCTAGAGATATCTTTGAAGAGCTTAAAAAAGATATTTCAATTCTTGATTCTGTAAGTTTTGCTGAAAATTATTTAACAATAGATGGCAAGCCGTTTGATTTATCTGGCTCTGGCTGGAAGTACATGGCGGAAATATACAGAACCGTATCTGCCCAGGTCGATAACAAAGAAGCAAGACCGATGATATTGCTAAAGGGGCGCCAGGTAGGTGCAACTATAATGGCAGGCGTAATCAGTCTGCATCTTGGAAGTTCTGGGCTCTATGGCACAGAAGCAAACAAACCTCCAATAAGAGTGATGCACGTATTTCCAGACCTGAAGCGGTGCGGAGTATACGCAAAAGATATTCTTGCAAACTTAATAAGCGGTGCTAAAGATAACTATATAGGAAAAAGAGCCCTTAAGGTTGCAAAAGTAGTAGATTTGGAAGATACACAGACACAAAAGAATTTTATTGGAATGAGCAAGATAAGAGTAGACTCCATAGGAAAATCGGGAGATAGAATACGCGGTAGTACGCAGGATGTCTTGCTGCTCGATGAGTGCCTCGTTGGCAAGACATGCATAGAAACTGACAGTGGAAAAGAGACAATAAAAAATCTATACAAGCTTTGGAAAGAAAAAAAACAACTGCCAATGGTTAAGACTTTTAATGAGCAGAATTGTGTTTTCGAGTACAAAAAGATATTAAATGCCTGGGAAAGAGATCCGCAAGAAATATGGCAGGTTACGCTTGGAAATAGAGAAGTAAGAGCAACCGCAAATCATAGATTCTTGACAACCAAGGGATGGAGGAGGCTTGATCAGCTTCAACTAGGAGATTATATAATGTGCTCTCCTGGTACAGAGCAGTTTATAAGTCAGCTAAATGATGATCAGATGCAAATTGCTCTTGGATCATTCATGGGAGATGGTGGCCTGACTTCTCATAAGTCAGGTAGATGCAGGCTTAAGGTTATTCATGGCATAAAACAAAGAGAGTATTGCGAATGGAAGGCCTCGATGTTTGGTGCCAAAACAAAATACATAGAAAAAAATGGTTTCTCTCAAAAGCCAGCAGTTGTGTTTGTGACAAGATCTTTTGGGCTTGGACATCTTCCGAAATCAAAGTCAACCTGCCCTCAGTGGGTGCTGGATTCGCTAGATGCCAGAGGTTTAGCTATATGGTTTATGGATGATGGCTCTGTTGCGAATAAAATCAATGCAGTGATATCGACATGCTCTTTTGACGAAGAGTCAAATAATCGAATAGTCAAAAGACTTGCCGAAATGGGGATAGAGGCTTTCCATAAAAAATATAAAAAGAAAGGAAGTCAAAAGGAATATTCTAGCATTTACTTAAATAAAAAAGGCTATTTCGCCCTAAGTGAGATAATAGCTCCATTTATTCATGATAATATCTCATATAAAATTCCGCAACAATTTAGACAGGCACAAAAGTACATATGGAACCGTACTCCACATAGGCACTCATTAACAGTAGTTGATTCCATTAAAAAGCTAGAAAACAAAGAGAAGGTTTATGATATAGAGGTAGAAGATAATCATAATTTTGTTGCAACATCCGGTAAGAATTCTATTAATAATGGCGGTCCCATCCTGCATAATTGCCAGGACATGAACCGCACCGCCATAGAGAATACTCTTAAAGTATTGACCGCAACTCCATACGGCGCACCGACAAAGGGGGTGCAGGTCTTCTTTGGCACTCCCAAGCATGCAGGTTCATATTTCTGGACTCTGTGGGAAGATTCTGATCAGCGATTTTATCAGTTACGTTGCAAACATTGTGATCATTATTTTCATCTTTATAATTTAGAAAATGATGACTGGAATGATACTTGGATAAAGGAACAGCTTATTAAGTGTCCTTCATGCTTAAAAACACAGGACAAGAGAGAGGCTGTTGATCTTGGTCGATGGATAGCCACTAAGCCTATAAATGCAAAAGGAGAGCCGCAGAAGTATATCGGCTATCATTTTAATATGATGCTTAGTCCCCTTTTTACAAAAGAGAATGTACTTGATTATTGGCCACAACACAACAAGAATGCCTCCGAGCGCGCATGGAAAAATGAAACAAAAGGCCAGTTTTACTCTGCAAGCGAAGTGCCTTTGACGATGGAAGACATATACGCAAACTCATTAGACGACACAAGAGGAGTTGCCAAGAGCATAACAAATCCCGCAGGTAAGAGTTTTTTTCTTGGAATGGACTGGGGAGAAAAGGTGGAGAGCGACTCAGACCTAGAAATGAAGCGCGGCAAATCTTTCACATGTGCTGTTATATTGTCTGTTGATCACACAGGTGTGCTTACTGTAGAGAATGCGGTCAGGCTGAAGAAGAATGATCCGGATTATAAAATGAATGTTGTTCGCAAATTAATGTCTGATTTTAAAATAGATCAGGCTGCGGCAGATTTTTACTATGGCAATGATTTCGTTAGATTAGTTCAGCACAATGAAGGGCTAAAGGATAAATTTGTAGGATGTACAAATTTAAGCAACTCGAAGAGGATGTTTTCATATGACGAAAAAGATCTCATGGTTGGCGTAAATAAAGATCAAACTCTTGATGAGATTTTTGGACTTTTTAAGCGCGGTCGTATAAAGCTACCAGCAAAAGGCGATTCTCTGGAGTTATTGAGTTGGCTTATTGAGCACATCACGTCAATGGAAACACACACTAAAACAAAAGATGGTATAGTTCTAAAAACATATAAAAAGGGAGTGATTCAGAATGATGGGCTAATGGCACTGATGTATGCTTATACAGCCTATAAGTTCATGGTGACTCGTAAATTCACCGAAAACGCACCTGATGGTGTAAATAAAAAGCGGACGGATGACGTAGTTATTCCAATAGTCGGCTACATCCCGAGAATGCATTGAGGTAGAATATGACAGATAATCATAACAAATGGGGATCGGTTGACTGGCAAGCGCCTCCAGAGCCACTAGTACTTGCCTCTAGGCCAGATGGCAAGACGCCATATAGGCCGCCGGCTTATTCAGATGTATCTGTGCCCGAGCGCACGCGGGAATTTGCAATAAGCGAAGCCGCCCTGAGGTCGCTCGGGCCTGAGCGCCGTGCACAGGTAGAGTCTGAGCTTATGAAGAAAAATGCTGATTCCTCTGTAGCAGGTAGAGTGCAGCTTGGAACTGCAATTGCAGCAGGAAAGCAGAGTCTTATTAAAACTGCTGCTGCATCTGAGCTTGGCGGACAACTGCACATAGCTGGTCGTGGAAATACGACCAATATGATGCCAAATCTTTATTCACCGCTTTTTTTGACCGCAAATCTGCAACTTCCGCGCGATAGGATAACGGCGAATGCATGGAATCGTGCATTTTATGAGACAAATCCAATAGTAAGAAATTCTATAAATCTGCACGCTACTTATCCTATTAGCAAACTAACGATCAAGTGCAAAGATAAGAAGATAGAGCGAGCTTACCTGGATATGGCAAAGCGAGTAGACTTGTTCAATGCCGTACAGCAGATATCGCTTGAATATTGGATGATTGGGGAGGTTTTCCCTTATGCAGAATATGACGAAAGTCGTAACATGTGGTCTAAAATATATTGTCAGAATCCTGATTATGTTGTCGTAAAAAGGACGCCGATCCCAGGCGAGTCTATAATAGCGCTCAAGCCAGATCCAAAATTATTACAGATAGTTCAGTCTAATGATCCAGTTCATAAAGCTTATCGTGATAAGATGGACCCCAGCTTGCTTGATGCGATAGCTAGGAATGAGTACATACCTCTTGATAATTTTAATATAAGCCATCTCAAGAATGAGTCTACGGCATACAATACTCATGGATCATCTGTAATTGTTGCAGTATGGAAAGACTTAGTTTTATGGGATCTGTTTCGCGAGAACAAGTTTATCCAGGCAGATGCAATGGTTAATCCAATGACACTTGTCAAGGTAGGTGCTTCTAATGCCGATGGTCACTATCCACGACAGGAAGAGCTATCTGCAATGCGGGATGTATTCGAGCATGCCCAGTACGACAAGGATTTTAAAATATTTACGCATCCGGACGTAGCAATCGAAAGAATTGGCTATAACAGCGGGGTCATGGACATATCCTCGGATATGAATTTTATTCTTGATAACATCTTTATTGGACTAATGGTACCAAAGGTAGTCATTACCCAAGAGGGTGCGTCATATGCATCCGCGTCCGTAGCCCTAGATGTTATTCGGCAGCGATATAATAACTTTAGAACGAAAATGAGCAACTGGCTCATTAATAAGATTTTTGCACCGATGGCTGAAGCTAATGACTTCTATGAAACGATAGATGGCCAAAAGCACCTGGTGTTGCCTGAGATAGAATGGAATCAGATGACACTGTACGATGTCGATACGTACATAGGCCATCTTTTAAATTTGATCGAAAAGGGACCTCCAACAACTCCGGTTGGAGTAAGTCGAGGCACTATTTATCGTAGCCTGGGACTTGATTTCCAAGACGAGCTCGCAAATCAGCGTCGAGAGGCGATTCAGATGGCCATTCTAACAAAAGAGATTGCCGCTATAAATAAGATGTCTCTTTCAGAGCTACGTACTCTTGATCCTGATGCTCCAATTATTGAGAAGGAAGATGCCCCATTACCTGGGGTTCCCGCAGAGGGGCCTGGCATGCCTCCTGACATGGCAGGAGGACTTCCGGGTCCAGGCGGAGCAGAAATGGATCTAGGCCCTCCTCCAGGTGGTGGTGAACCACCTTTGCCACCTATGTGATAAATGAATTTAAAGCAAGATTTGCAGAAGTACAGATCTGGAGATAGAGCCGCAGAGATGCGGCTGCTCTCATTTGTCGACGAATGCATTCAAAAAGAAAATATTAGACAGCTTGAGCAGTTTGTAGGTGAAGACGGGCGACTTGGGCGCGAAGCGAGAATCGGAGTACAGAAATGCGCAAATAGCTTGGCTAGACGACAAGCAGATCTCCGTCTTAAAAAACAGATAAATTTGGTACTAGAGGGCACCCAACGCATGCTCGCGTCTCCGTCCGACTGCGATATGCAAGTTTTAAATATAAATTGCAAATATCTATCTGCAGTGAGATGGCAGCTTGCGATTGATCAAGAAACGTATAATATTGATTTAAAGATAAGACAGGCGTTAGAAAAGGCAAAGAAACTCGGAATAAAGGCATGACCCATACTTTTAAAAAGATTGCCAGTCAAAGCAGAATAAAAGAGGTCAGAAACGAGCTTTCTCGACTACTGGCGCCCGCACATGCTGCGATTTCTTCTGCAATGGCGGCAAAGCTACAGGCGGATACCTCAAAAACAGAATCT